CCATACCGGTTCCCATCGCAGATACCGTGTTCGTTGTTGGGCTGTATTTTGCAATATACGCCGTATTAGCAACACCAGACATGAGGGTAAAGCTACCACCAATGTAGACCGTGCGATCATTACCCTGTGTGATGGTTAATACCTGTCCATTAAGGATACCACTAGCAACAGGCTTCCATGCTTGTGTGGCATAATCCCAACGTGCAATACCCTTTGTACGCGCAATACCGCCCATGCCAGTAAAGGTACCACCTGCGTATACATCACTGGTTGTCTGGTCTACCCATAGCGCGTACACAAGGCCATCAGCAGCGCCGGTATCACCCACACCCAATGTGCTGAATGCGCCCGTATCAGGATTGTATTTACTGATTCGGCTTTGTGGCCCTGAGAATGAACCACCAAAGTAGTACAGGTTGTGCTTTTCATCATACGCAACAGCGAGTACTTGTCCATTAAAGGAACTATTTAGGTGACTCCATACCCCATCCTTGCTACGTTGTGAGACATACGCGCCACTGATTGTTACCGCCGATGTAAGCCCTGTTGCTGATTCTCCTTCTCCATACCAATACGGATCATTGGCAATAAAGCGTAATGGCAAGACTTCATTGTAAACATCGGTTGCGTTGAACTCCATACCAGCATCGTACAACACCTTGATTTCGCGTACCGTGTTACCACCGGTATAGCGTAGCAGTAGTTCTGACTGTTGCCCAACGAGATTGATCTTTAGTGCGTCGATAATAGCCGCGCGTGCGATGTGTAGGTTTGCAAGTGATCCAGATGTAACGATCTGTGTTGTTAGCTGGAATACACGCGGTCTGTTAATCGTGCCTTGATAGATTGCCCCATCCTGATTGCCATACTCTTGTGTGATGTGTGTAGGGACAACCATGCCGATACCGGTTTGCTGTTTTAGTCCTAGCCCGTAATGGGATAGATTGTAGATAAGCCCGCCGAGTCTATGACTATCATCACGTGTGCTTGTTGATGCATGTTGCGCACCATTCCATTCACACCCATCTTGATCGCCATCAATGTATGTCTGATCGTTCGTGCCCGATACCACCATCAAACCATCAACGTACCATGTTGTGCTGAAAGGTGATGTGGGTGTATTGTCACCAATGCGAATACCGATGCGTTTCTGTCCACTACTCTTTGCGGTGTGTGGGAAGCTAAAACGCTGCCAATAACCGGTAGATTGAAACGAGAATGATTCTTGAATAACACCTGCACTCGTTGCAATATATGCCAGCATGGTGATACCATCGGGAATGTTCGCATAGAAGCTAACGTTATATGCGGTTCCTGATGCAAGGACAAGATCAGTATGTGTGTAATAAAAGCCTTGCGTATCATCGGTTGTCTGCACTTTCAGCGAGTATGCACCCCATTTTTGATCGGTATTTACGCGGCTAATCGTTGCACTATCAGCGGTATAACCGGTGGTATCGTTCTCTACTGATGGGTTTGCAACAAGATTTTCGGCTTCGGTAGGGATGATGATTTGCCAGTTTGTTTCAGGAAAATAACTCATGTATTATTTCTCTCTTTTGTTAGTATGTTGCACCATAGGTTGCTAACGCCATCTGCATTTCATCAACCAATGAACCTGCTTGATTGACATACAAGTTTTGTGTAAAGTTGCGGTTCATAATCTGTTGTGTTTGTCCATTTGAGTACACTTGACTCCCGCGTGGTAATGCAACCAACTCAGGGCCACGTTCACCCACAAGCGCTAGTCCACCTTTGAAGAATGATGTACCTGTTGCAAGCTGTGAAATCGTATCCAGTGAACCAAGTCCTAATGTACTCGCAACTTCGTTGTAACCGCGAATAAGACGATTAATGTAGCGGATTGCTTGATTGACAACATCCTTGATTTGTCCACTCACACCGCTAAACGCATCCCCGATCGCATTCGCAATACCATGCCATGCAGATGCGGCACTATCACGAACATCACCCCATATATTCGATAGCGCACTACGGATACTATTCGCAATATCTTGTAGTGAATCCTTTGCATCTCGTAGTTTGTTGGTAACCGTGTTCTTTACACTACTCCATGCTGATTCAGTTGTTCCTGTGATTGCACTCCATGCACCAGAAATAGAAGATCTTATGCTGTTTACCGCGCCGTTTACTGTGCTTTTCATGTTGTTAAGTGTGCTTGTAATGCTACTCAAGATACTACCAAACGCGGCTGATGTGAGTGCTTTTGCTGCATCCCATGTAAGCGATAGTGATAACTTGATATTACCAAGTGCGGCATTAAGAATGATCTTTATGTTATCCCAAATAGCACTAAACATGGTCTTGATTGCATTCCAAGCACCAGACCAATCACCCTGTATCAACGCGAGTGTTGTTTTTAACACACCCTGAATAATCGCAAGTGCGATATTGATAACACCCTTGATAATGTTCCATGTGTTGGTTAGCAGTGCTACAATGGTATCGCCGTGTTCTTTGATAAACTTCGCAATCGCGTTAAAGATAGGCACAAGTGTTGCGTTGATAATCTTTGCGAGTGTGATGATAATATCTTTAATGGTCGTCCATGTCGTATTAAAGAAGGATTGAATATCATCGCCATTTTTTTCTAAGAACTTCTGAATAGCACTAAAGATAGTTATTACGATCGCGCGGATAATGTTCGTTACCGATTCAATGATTGGTTGTAGCGCTTGCCAGATTGCACCAAAGTCACTTGTCGTTGTTGATACTTGATTAATAACCGGCATTAGCGCGTTCATGACTGCCATAAATGCAGGAATGACGGTTGTGCTAATAAACTGGATTGTTGTACCGATACCGGTAGCTAATGCTTGTGCGAAGCTTGTAATACCTGCTTGTACTTCTGGACTTGATAAGAAGACAAGTAGCGCGCCGAGTTTATCCTTTACTACTTCAAAGATTGGTTGCCCAAGTGTGCGTAGTGTGCTACCAACCCAATCTTGTAAGTTACTTATCATGCCAGAGAATGTTTTTGACTGCGCATCCATCATGCCGCCAAACTTCTCTTTCATGAGTTTTTCAAGAATAGGCATCGCTTCTGCAACTGGCGTAGTTAACGATCCTGCCTTATCAAACGCAAGCCCCATCTTTGCAAGTTCTTGCTTGGTTGCTACACCTAGTTCTTGGAAGCGGCTAATCGCTTCCCCTGTTGCACCACTACTGAACTTACCCATTAATAGGGCCATATCTTCAAATGATGTACCCGTACCAGATGCAACATCGCCTACAATCGTGAGTAAGTCTTGTGAGTGGATACCAAAACTCGTAAGCACTTTATCAGCGCGTACCAACTCTGGTAACTCGAATGGTGTACTTGCACCAAACTTTGCAAGTTCATCTAGGCGCTGCTTTGCTTTCTCTGTGCTACCAAGTAACACGCCAAACTGTGTTTGATACGTTTCAAACTCGGCATTACCGGCTATCATTGACTTTGCAACACCGCCGATTGCGCTTGCGGTTGCTTTTAATCCACTCAGGATAACACCACCAGTTGCAAACTCGAATGCCCTACTTAGAAAACTGCCAGATTTTTCTGCCTTGTTTGCTGATTGTTCTAAACCTCTGTCGAAAGCTGATGTGTCAAGATCAAGCTTAACGTAAATCGTGCCCTGTTGTGCCGACATTGTAGTCACCTATATTATTCATTAAAAAAACCTCATAAGTTCATCTGGCGTTATTTCTCGTTCTTCTTCTGCTTTTTCTTCGGCTGCTTTGGTATCTTGCTGCACTAATAACGCAGTGACACTTTGTTCAGGATGAAGATGACTCAGTAAAACATAGAAGCGGCGATATGACATTGTGTGAATCTCCATAGAAAGATCAATATGGTATTGTCGCATAAAGTCAGATTCTATCGCTGCCCAATAGTAATAAATACTCTTCGATTCAACGGCTACTTCTTGTTTTTGCGTTGAACCGTTGGTGCGTTTTTTCTTTCTTCACCATCGTCACCGGTATACAATGCAGCGATTTTATCAATAAGTGCTACCACGGTGCGTAAGTCAGGAACAAGATCAAGTAAGCGATCATACTGTTCCTGCCCTAGTACGCTGAGATAGAACGTATCCGCTGCTAAATCTGGTCGGTTACGTTCAATGTAACGCGAAAACACTAACATCGCTTTTGCGGGTAATACTGCCGGTAAGTCGAAACGTTCACCTTTAATCTCAAAACCTTTCGGTTCTTCATTTGGTAGTGTTTCGTCTAAAAATGCATCAAAGTTTGTAATACTCATCATAAACCTCTTTTATGTACTTTATATGTGTTTTATGTACTTTATAAAATCTGTAGCCGTGGCTATTTTATTGCCAGGTATCGGAATACCCATAAATGCCTATCGTCGCTTACGTTGGCGTTGGTGGCCTCACAGGGGTATTGTGGTTGTAATAAAAAAAGATGGGCAAGCAGTTTTTATGTTGCTTACCCATCAAGGTAAAATAATATACTATTGTATATTTACTGAGAACCCATCTTCTTAGCGAAGACTCCGGTTCCCGTTGGTCGCGAATCGTATGCGATTTTGCCTTTAATCATATCGACGCCATCAGATCCGCCGCCAGTTTCTTCAACCGAAGTAAAGCCAGTGCCAGTTAATGCACCGCTGTACAGTGTTGGTGTTTTACTTGTAATACGCCAGTAAATACGACTTGACAAACCAAGATTTGACGCCTTGGTCATAATCAATACTTGACCAACATCTTGAACATATGGTGTGGTGTTGGTATCGTATGACTCTACTAACTCGAATGAAAGTTCACCAGCGAACATGGTTGGGAACCCATCTACTTTTATGCCATTCGTATCGAATGTTGTAATGTCGGTAGTATCGGTATTGATTTTTGGTGCAAGTGTTTGTACGCCACTCACGGTAGTATATGTTACACCGTCAGATGACACCGCAAAATCGTAGTTACGTGCGAGATTTGGGTTTACATATCCCATCTATTTATATTCTCCAAAAGAGTATTATTCTCTATGTTGTGTAGGGTTTCGTATATGCAAGCGGTAGTTTTGTGTAAACTCTGCGCGTCCCATGTCATCTTTACCAATCGCAAACGGTGCCGATGCTACTGCAAGACTATCAACTAACGGTGTACCATCAGTCAACGTGATGTTGTGTAGACCGTGTAATACGTTGTAGACTGCGGCGATACGGTTGTAGGCATCTTCGATTGATGTCGCACCAACTGCCGCGCGTGTACGTATCTGGATTGTTGGATAGTCGTATCCAAGCCGTGCATCTGGTATATCGCCGCCAGTATCGTAGACAACCGTTAGTGTGTCTGGTGTTTCAGGTAAGTAGCCATAAAAGATATCTGTGCCTACGGTACCAAGGGACTGCGATTGTAGGTAGAGTGCTATTTGCTTTGAAATCATAGTGCCTTCTTTAGTGCGTCTTGAACGTACTGCATTACCTTATCCGCGTTCTCTCTTAGTGCTGACTCCAAGTATTTCGCCCTGCGCCCGTTCTTATGTCGTAGTGACATATCCTCATGTTGGCGCAAAGCGTAAGGCGTATCATAGAACACGTTCACTCCCTGGTCATCAACGGATACATCACCGCTACGGATCAATGTACCTTCATCGATCGGCGCTATCTTATTTGATTCATCTAAGATAAACTCGCCCGCAGCTTTCAATGCAGCAAGTGCGGCTGCTTTTGCTTCTCTACTGGTTGCGGCAGTATTCCAATCTACTCTTACCATTAGTCTACCACCTGATTGTTCACAATACGGCGGTAAAGCAGCACTTCAACGGCTGCCGTGTACGTTTGAGATGTACCAGTAAAGATAACGTTCCAATACTTCCCATCAGAAGTACCAACTTCTTGATTGATTGCGATGGTTGTACCGTATGGTAGGGTAAGCTTAATAACTTCCGTGTTCTCTCTACCAGAGTCAACAAGCGCCTGTATTAACTGGCGTTCATTACCGTTTGGTGCTGATAGTTGCCCGATTGTGGTTAGTGCAAGTGTGCGCGTTGTTGTCTCGTATCCTTCACCATTAACACTTTTGCTAATATCATAGATGTTGATGGTATCTTGCATAACACTGCGCAATAGTCTACACATTACGGCAAAATCTTTATTTGTAGGCAACATGTATCACCTACCATCTAAAGCTTGCTGTACGTTGTGGATACAGCACAGGTTGCATTCCAGTATATACATTTAGTTCGCCTTGTAACGTTTGTATTACTTGCCACCAATGGTTAGCACGTTCGCTGAGTTGCATTGATGTGCCAGCGCTACTGAATGTTACTTGTTTGCTGTACTTGCGCCACAAATACTTAGCAGCTTTGATTGCTGTTTGGTAGTTGCGCACTACTTGTGTGCCGGTTGTTTCATTGTAGAGTGCGGTGATTTCTTCATTCTCTAGTTCGTATGCTGTGCTATCTTTATCGTCAAGCACAAACCGTACAAATGACGTGTAATCGCTACTTGTTGCTGCTATGTCGGTATTGAAATAGGTAAATGACATTAGGGGTGACTCCTTGCGGATATAATAAAGCGCCGATACATAATACCGGCGCTATTCATCACCGCTAATAACGCTACTCAGTTAGTAACGCAAACGCAGCATCATTCACAACTTGGAAACCAAGTGAGATTTCTGCAACTACTAACGTTAGATCCTGTGATGCTGCGTTGTATGCGCCGATTGTAGCCTGATCAAATAGCTTGATACGCATTGGGCCATAAGTACCCCAATATAGCTGTGTCCAATCGCCTACTACGAAACGAACTTCACTACCTGAACCTGTCTTTGGTAGTACTCTACCGTCTACTGTTTCAAGAGGTTGCCCGAAGACTGTACTACCTTCTGGTGATGCGTCGAATAGAGGCATGAACATGGTTTGTCCTGATGGAACAGCAAGGCGCAATGCACCAAGATCACCACGTCTACCAATAACACCATCTACCGTGTAGTATGTGTCCTGAACCGCATCAAAGGTATCTGACATATCGTTGTAAAGATATGCAGTACTTGTCACTACATTGCTTGCTGCTGTTGCACTTGCTACAATGCTACCTGTGAATACGCTGTTAGGGTTGTTAATCATTTCATTGTCAAGCCCAACTGCGATACCTTCGGCAAGTGTTGAAATAACAGCCTGTTGCAAATCATCAGCACTCACCCAAAGATCGTTATCAATAGGCACAACGAGTGCAACAGGACGAACTTGGAAGTTTACCGTTGTTAGAATGCCAGAAGCAACTGTTTTGTTGCTGCCGGTTGCATGTGCTACAGCGGTTAGACGCGCACCAGGGACAGTACCTCGGATAGAAGGCTGTGTAAAGTTCTGTCCTGGGCGGATTTTGCCGATCGCGCTAGTTTTTAGCGCACGATCGCGGATTAATCGTAATGTAGCGTCATCTGAACGTAATCCATCAATAACGCTTTCTACACTATCGTAAGCCATTTTTTGTTATATATCTCCAATAAAGTTATTTGCGTGTTTTAGGCATCGTATCACGTAACCATTGATTTAGTGATGCATTCTTAGATGGTTCACCGTCATCAGAAACCTTACCGCCGTTTAATACCGGCGCTTCTTTCTTTGGTTTCCCATAGGTCTTCTCAGCATCAGCGCGTAGTGACTTTTCATCATCACCTTCAAGCTTGCTGATCTGATACTCACTTAGCCCGTATTCTGTTTGCAGTTGCGCGCGTGTAGACTTCAAAGATTCTTCGTTTAGCGTCGCTGTTACTGCGTCCTTTAATCGCGCGTCTAACTCATCTTCTGTTAGGACGTGCTTACCTTGAAGAGTTTTATCAAACTCTGCTTTGTATTTTGTTTTCCATTCCGCTTGCTTTTGCTTGATTATGTTATTCACATCAGCTTGCGTGAATGTTTTAGCATCAGATTTTTGAGTGTCCTGATTGTTATCACTACCCGTTGTATCAGAAACGTTATTAACGGTGTCTTCACCTGTATCTTGTACGTCGGTATCTGTCATAGTATTTGTCTCTTTTATAAATAAAAATCCCCCATTAGGGGATGAGTGGAAGGCACGGTATGATGTTATTCTATGGCAGGGAAAACAACTAACTACATATTGTTTAGAGAGGCATGCAGTTAATACCGTGCCCTAAATATAGCCGCGATTTTATAAACTACCTAGCAGCTTTCGTTGAAAAGCGATTCGGTTTCACGACAAGATCGTTTGTATTGGCTACCTCTTTAGCTGTATCGCGCCACTGTGCTATTTTCATATTAGCGCGCTGTTTTTGTTCTGGTGTATCAGCAACCGCGAGTCTACGTTGATATTTTCTCACTTGCCTTTCTGCATAGCGTAGATCTTGTGTTGCATCGTAGTTGTCTGACTCGTCTGGTACCGTTATCTTGGTTAAGCCAGGGATATAAGCTGTAAACGAATGTCTGCACTGTGGATGAAACAAACCGTGATCTCTTGCATTCTGTAATGAGGGATAGCGCGTATCTTTCCCTGAAATAGAAAGTACTTTTCTCTCATATGGCGCACACAACGGGCTAGGATTCGGTACCGCGTTGATAATGATCAAATCACCATCCAAGTTAGCTAGCCTGCCTTCTCGTTGTGCATTGGCGAGTGTGGTTTGTGTTGCCATAGATACATAGGATTGGATCTCCCATCTGCGGCCATCCTTGCTGATGAACGCAGTGATACCTTCCCCTGCGAACTTATCAAGTGCGCGTCTTGCGGTCTGTATTCTGGTACTCACACCAAGGGTAGCAGGTTGCACGACTTGTGCAACGATTGATCGGTAGCTATCATCCGTCTGTCGAAGGATTTGAAAACGTGAATCCTGTAACAACCGTAGATAGTCAGCTAGCAGGTTGTTCAATGCTGCGCTGTTTGTCCCTACGTTATTCGCTGTGATGATATGGCCCTTGATTACGTCATCCAGCGCGGCCAATGATCGTAGCTGCTGTACGGTGAACTGGCGCAAGGTACGTAACTGCTGTAGCTTCTTGCCGCGTAAGGTGTCTGCTGCTTCATCCTCAGTCATGCCGAGTAAGATAAGCTGCTGTAACTTGGTTAATATCTTGATCTCTGCTTCACTGTATGCGTTGGTGATAAGTGCGAGTAGTTCATCATTCGTCATCGTAATGGTCTTGCGTAGACAGGCAAAGAAGCTGCGGTGTAATCAACACTAGCAAAGCTTGCTACTACCATGCCATCACTGAGAAGCTTCCCCCGTTTGCGCATGTCACGTAAAAAGTACAACATGAGTGCTGGACTAAAGTACATGCGCTTGTATATGTCAGTAACTAATCTTCTGATTAGGGCTTCATCGTTCATGTGTTATATCCCTGCTATCGTATTCTCTGCTTGAATACGGGCTACCTCATTCTGTATCTGTGTTTCATCCCAATCTTCGTGTAGTTCTCGCACAGCTTGTTCTGTACTTATCACGCCCGCTGTTTTTAGCTTCATCACATAATCAGCTTTTGATTGCGCAAGTTCCATCTGTAGATCAAGTGTGTAAACTTCTGGACTTGTCCATACGACGCTTGCATTGATATCAAAACTCGTCGCAGCAAATGTATTGTTTACTCTCACCATGAGATCGAACATTGATTCATATGCTGGTGTCAAATGTCCTTGGTGACTTTCTACTTTATGGTTCAAGCGCATCTCTGCATTTAATAGCGCAACACCTGATGGGTATTCGCCGCCATTGAATACATATTGCGGTACTGTAGTAACCTGCGACAATAACGATCGTAATGTTTCTAATACTGTTGTATTAGGTTCAGCTTGTGGTAACTGTTCTAAGTCACTATCTGTACCTTGTAGCATTAAGATACTGCCGGGCGTTAACTCGATCTTACGCGGTATTGGATAACTACGATTGATTGAATCATATAGAGGTTGTTCGTACTGATTCAATAGATACGTTTCTTGACTTGCATTCTTTAGTACACGTTGCGGCCATCCCATGGTACGAGATGTAGCAAGCATATCAAGGATAGCTTCATTAATATCGTTCTGTAGCTGTACTGCTTCTACGATATCACTCTCTGAGATATCAAAGCGTACCAATGCAATACCTAGCGGGGTGTTATTGTTATCTGTCCAATCAATCGGCAATACTTCATTCGGTACATCTTTACGTGGTTTCCACAAACCATCATGCGTATCATATGTGTACTTCTCAATACGATCAGGGTAGTAGATATCTACGTTGCGTGTAGTACCTGCATACCATACGTTTACTACGAATAGTTCTTTCTTTGTAGCAGGATCGTAATAACTAGCCGCGCCAGTTCTTCCATCATATGATTCGATTAGCGCAAGTGTTGGCCGATCTTCATACTTTACCTGTATGTACGCTAATCCATCTCGTACTACTATCTTATATAAATCTCTTTGTAGTGTCTCGAATCGGTTAGTAGCCAACCAATCCTCAACGGGTTGTACATCACTGGTTTCACTTGTCACACGATCAATGAACAGCTTATCAGCAATCGCTTGAATAGCTGTCTTGACAATGCGCAGCACGTTACGTGACTTGATACCAAGTGCGTTAGCTTGATTTGTTGATAACTTCATTGGTTCTTTACTGGTCGCATACTTATAACTGCGAACAGGTAAACCATTCAGTAACTCAACTATTTCATCATTATTCAACATTTTTTATAACCTTATCAGGTCTAGTAACCTACGGTCTTTCAAGTACAGCACGATAAGAGAGATACTATCAAGAACATCATCATGTGTCATTGGATACGTTGATAGTTCATCGGTTAGTTCTTGTGGTAGATTGTCTGCGAACAACAGTTGCCCGCGTTCTATATACTCAGATAACGCGCCAATACGATCATGCTTTGGTATTGTGTTATATACACCATTTGCAACTAACGGTATTCTCTCTTGTCTGAACTTATCTTGTAGTAAGTCTTTTACGATTAAACCATGCGCGTTGTCTTCTATCCAAAATCCTTGATATGATCTGCCACGTGACTTTATGCGCTTAACAACCGTGTCTATTGTTTGTCCGTATGATCTTTGCTTTGCATCTACGTAGCTAACAATGATTTCTTTGCGCTTGCGATTGAATAAGACTTCCACATACGCAGCAAGATCATTCTTCTTTCCTCCCTGTACTGTGGGATCTAATGCGGCTAGTAGATCGTATTCACTCTCATCTATGGTAGATAAACTAATATATGGTATTGTTCCAAAGACAGACTCGGTATCCAATGGATTGTTTTGCATCTCGCTACTAAATGCCTTATCCCCGCGTGCTAGTTTATAGACCATTGCATAGTAATAATCATCTGGCTTATCCCATAGTACCTGTGTTCCTGCTAATAGTTCTTCTTTATTCTCTTGATAGAATACATCCTCTGTTGCATCCCTTGGTTGATTATTATCTCTTGCCAGATCTAGGTATTGTGTGCGCCATTGTTCCCATAGCGGCGATGAAGACCATTGTTTGATACGCTGTTCTACCAGTGCATGATAATCCGGCGAGTTGATAATGTACTGCATTAAAGACGTTTTACGAATAATCGTACCTACTGCAACATAGCTTGTTGTGTATTGAACATTGTCACCAAGCGCAGAGATAGCTTTATCGAATGTCTCTATGTTGGTCGCTAGCTGTACTGCGCTACGTACTGACACATCATCATCTACGTCATCCAAGATGATCAACGACGGTCTATGCTGGCCTGTGCTAATACCTCGTACAGCGCCACTGGCTACACCGTATCCCGTAATAACACCGCCCGCGTTATTGTGGATTTTCTCTATTCCCCATATAGCGCCCCTGAGATCAGGGAAATCTTCTTGTATGTAGGGATTGGTTTCTATCGCGGTCTTGATATTCCCTACTAACCGCTTCGCACTATCGTCATTATTCGCGAGTAAGACCGTTAGCGGTGACCATTGGAACAGGAAACCATGTAGTGGTAGTATCCTACTGTAGAAGGTTGACTTTGCATGATTTCTTGGAATAGCGCGGGCAATCTTTATCCCTGGTCTATCTGCTACCTGTCGATCGCGTATGGCTTGCATGTCCTGTAACATCTGGTGATGCACATCTGCGAGTGGTAGTGTGAACTCTTGTGGGAAGTACAACCGAATGAATGCGGTTATATCCTTCTCTGCTACCAACCGTCTAATACCACCAGCGCCGAATAGCGGTACATCATGCGCTATCCATGTCTGTAGCTGCTTATCCCCGTATACTCTGATTACCTGTTGCCGTAGTGTTTGTAGGTAATCATTCATCAGATAGTAAGTCCCGCGCGGTTAATGTATTACCAGCAATAACTACATCAGGTGTCTTGCCTTCAAGTTTATCAATGATATACATTGCTGCTGTCAATGCGTTCTTATCGTTATCACCATTGATAGCAATGTTAATAATACGGCGCACTATTTGTTCATATTCATCAAACGTAAGTATTTGTTTTAAGCGCCGTATCTCTTGACGTGTTGATAAATGTGTATCTCCTATTTTCTTCATTTCTCACCAATATAAGATTATGTCATGCATACACTCGCTGCGGTAAAGATTGGTGTATATCGTACGCTTGTTATGATAAATCTCTTATCATTATACGTAATACACTCGCCGGGGATTAACTCAGTATCGCGCGGTAGATAGATTATCATGTCTTTCAACAGACATTTTACTGAGTTTGAACCAATAAAACACTCACCTTCTAGCGTATCGAGGAACATTTGTTGTACTTTTTGATATTCACTCTGTATTATTGGATGCATTTTCTTCCTCTAACTCTTCAAGTATCTGAATACGCGCCTGAATACCTATAATCGCTATTTGATTTTGTGATAGTAGCTGTTGTATCTCTTGCATTTGCGCCTGTAACTGCTTATGATATGTTATTCGTTCATCCAACGCGGTGCGTTCTTTCAATAATCGTTCGTGTATCATATGCTAAACCCCATCTCTTTGTTTTCTTTCTCTACATCAGGAACAATCGCAATCTTATGCAACAGATTGAAATCAAATGTAATCTCTTCACTACCATGAGTAATCTCTACTTGAATAGATACTACACCGGTCATATCGATTGTTACCCCTTGAAGTGCTAATGCGGTGAATACGCTATCTATTGTTTTTTCTATGAGTGTGTGTAGTTCTTGTTGTGTGAAACTGTATTGCCCCATGTTTATCTGCCCCCGCATAATAAAAGAGGATACATATCCCCTATCTTATACAAGGGAGAAATGAAACGGTGTTAGAGTAGCTAGCGTTGTATTAGAGTAGTATTAGAGTTATATTAGAGTAATGTTAGACTTAGAGGTATGTTTGTTTACCTACTTTGCGTATTGCGCTTTCTAATGCAGTATATGTAGGGCTATTGGTTAACAGGACTATTGTACTACCATATTTACGCATCAAGTTGTTTCATAAATACTTGGGAAAGCATGTAAGGGTTATTTTTCAACCCACATAACAAACAACAAAAGAGGTAAACATGAAAACAACCAAAGACAAGAAACAAACAGCATCGCCAGGGTTTTTACTACTCTTAGCGCAGCTACAAAAGGCAGGAAAACATGAGACAGTGAAATATCTTATTGAACGGAAATATGGTAAATAGCATGCAGTTTGAAATCATTAGCGTCAAAGACAACAGTGTACGCGTAGATACCGGTATTGTATCGTTTGATGTAATAGTACTCTGCGCTGGTAATGGTAGTTTACAAGTGAGATTACCGCGCGGGGTTTATATTCCTAACGCAGAACACTTTAGAAATCTAGCAGGTGCAGTAAAAGCAGCATACCAGAAATCATTATTAGGAGAAATCAACAATGACAACACAGCAGAGATTGAACGCGCTATCTGATGTTAGTGCAAAATATAACAGAAAAAAGCTAGGGTATGAAGATGTAACTATCAAGACCTATGATACTGTAGATACTTCAACTGGTGAAATAACAACGAAAGCGCGGGCTGATTATGATCCTGATAAATACGCAGTCAGCAGAAAAGTTAACAAAGAAAACATTAAACAAAAAGCATTAGAACCGTTTGTACGAATAGACAGAACAGCTACAGATGGACTCGCTAACAATGAAAAACTTGTCTACTATCTACTCACAGAAAGAATAACATGGGAAGACAACTTCATACGTAATGAAGATGGTACGTTCATGAGTATTAGTCAGTTCAGTAAGCTAACAGGATTCAGTAGATCACACCTTAATCCCATGTTATCTGCGCTAGAGTCTAAGAAAAGAATCAAGATTGTTGATGGTGGTAACGTAAAAGGAATCTATCTCTATGCTAAATATGTTTGGTACGGGTTTGAAAAGAATCGTAATGATTCAAAGCTAGATTCTTTCAGTAGATTACACCTGCTGCGCGCTTCTGATCATCGTACCGATGATGCTTCCAATACTAATAAGAAGAGGGGCGATTTGACTGATATTGAATACCCCCCATTGATCTCTCAGAGTACAATGACTGATCTCTCAGAGATCAATGCGATATCGGATAATGTCACTGATCTCTCAGAGTACAATGACACATTCTCTGATGCGGAAAACAGCGATAAAGCATTGACTGATCTCTCAGAGATCAATGAAATCAGCGAAGAGATGTCACTTGATAATCAGGTAGCAGTGATTGATCGGATTACAGCACTCGTTAGCGCGGGTGACTATGTTGAAGCAAAATCACTTATGTCACTACTTCCACTAGCAACACAAGAAAGATTATCCCGCGCGTATGATTTTGATATGCTGATTCAACTTAGCGAAAATATATAATAACAAAAATAGGAGAATAACAAACAATGACAGTAGGAAGACCGCGCACACAGTATAATGATACTATGCTGACAAGAATACGGGAGATTATTTTGACGTACGGCTATGGCGCACGACGTATCAAGTACATGCTTGAAAGCGAAGGATTTGCGAATGTACCAATATACATTACATTACACTGGCAAGTAAAGCGCATGGAACAGCAGCTAATCAGCGAAGGGTACCAACGTGTTCAACTGAACAGGTTACGTACTCAGTGGGTTAAATCTAGCTAAATATACACGTTGTTACAAAAATACTCGTGTTTAGTAGATACATAAAAAACAAGCAACAACACAGGAATAGATTATAAGGATTGCTTGCAACAACAGCAATCACAATGACAACAACAAAGACTTTTCAGAACATTAGAAACTTTGAAACATTCGCGAATAAGACTCCTGATTGGAGTTGGACGAATGGTATTTTCAGCAACCGCAGAATAAGGATCGGTGATATGGACGGTTGGACAGAACGCGCAGGCCACCTGCTTATGCTAGAGGTTAAAAGTCCAGGCGCGACTATTCCACTAGGGCAAGATATCGGCTTTCGGAATCTCTCACAAGCTGGTACCGCTACGGTTATCGTGCTATGGGGGAATGATGACACCTACACCAAAATGCGTATCTACACCGCACAAGGGAAGTACAAAGAGGAAGACAACATTGACAACGATCGCGTAGTAGCGGTTATACAATCTTGGGAACGTTGGGCACTACGTAACCCAAAGGTATAATAACCCAAAGGTATAACCACAGTGCCCCTGTAACGTCACAGGAAGCCAGCACAGCTACGCAAGTCATAAAGTGGTATCCCACTATGGGTAGATCCTTGTAGGGCTTCCTACGAGATTTGAATATGCATATTTTGCATAAAGTAAATAAAAACAAATAAAAAGAGGTAAAATGAAAAATAAACTATTACAAAATACGCTAGTAACTAAAGCACCAGTAACTATATCTGAAATGTTACGCTTGTTACAGCGATATTACAAACTCTATGGCATCTATCCTGATCTTGTGTTACTTGCGCAAGATGGTGAAAAACCGATAGTGAAGAGTGCATTAGCGTATCTTATGAATACGCAGGATGGTGATTAGAATGCCTTCATGGTATGAACACGCGCTATTACTTATGCGGGAAATAAAAGAAAAAACAGGAAAAATCATCGTGTTTACTGAGATTGCGGCGTTAATCCGTTGCACAGATGGTTACGTTATCGAAGAAACAGAAAACGCCGTACACCTTATATTTACTATCAAAAAGGGGAAAACAGAATGAGTCTATTACAGATTTTACTCTACGCACTCGTTAGCGGCGTTGCATTGATTATCTTTGCGTTCCTTGCCGGTGTTGCGTACATGATCTGGCATACTGCTGTACAGAAAACACACGAAGATAAATGGCCCAAGGGCGCAAAATACAACGATTGGAGAAAATAACAATAGCGGCTAGTCCCTGATAGACCAGAGATTAGCCGCTAATGACAACAACAACACACATAGTATAACATGCTTTGGCATTATTTGCAAGCATAAGAGATAATAAAGATGAAGAACTTATTTGTAATCGCATTCGTTGCATGGTTGTTATTCTTCAATGGCCTTTCATTGGTAACATCGTTCACAAAAACAGCGCCCGCAGTTATTACAACCGGTGTACAACGTGTACAGCAACAGCCAATACAACAACAACAACCAGTACAACCGGTGCAACCAGTACAGCAAGCACAGGTAGTACCAACACTAGAACCAACAGCAGTACCAACCGTGTATGTACCACCTGTGTATGAACCAACGCTAGCGCCACAAGTAGCAGCGCCAACGCTAGAACCAACACAGGTTATTGTCATCCCTGCTACGCGCATTCCAGTGCGACCAATGACTGTACCGACACTAGAACCACTGCCAACGGCAAAGTACCCTACGGCAGCTATGGTGTATGAGGTACGTGAAAACAGGGACAAAGGATACCCACAAGATTGTGTATACGTTTATACGCTACACAAACGATCATGCTGGTCACCTGGCATCCATCCATCAGAAAGTGATGCACGCTGGATTGTAGGGATGATGGAAGCCGGTTATATTGTGGGTGAACCATTCAATGACTGATCTTGCAACTATCTGCGTTGTTGTACTGATGTTTTTATACTATACCGGTTCTCAACCCACACCATCAACACAACAAGGGATAACACAGCAAGGAATGATACAAGCTACTGATCGGCGTGCGTTTGCTATTGATGTATTACGCGGTGTAGGTAATACAGCACCAACTGAGGACATGATACAGTTTATTATTGAGTGGACAATCGCAGAAGACGGAAGTAATGGCGCACTTAACAGAAATAACCCATTAAATACAACACAAATGGGTTTCAATGAAACGACAACAATAAATGATGATGGTGTGAAAGGCTATCGTACATATCAAGATGGCCTTTCTGCCACGTTACAGACATTATCATATACATACTATACAGAAATCGTAGCCGGTATGCAAACCAATGATGTGCAACGCGCAAAACAAGGGTTATTCAACTCCCCTTGGGCTAGTTCACATTATGGATACGGCGCAAGCTGGCCGAAGTGAGAAATATAAAATGCAGACAACACTAAGATTACCGAAAACCTTATCATCAAATCAAGCCGCTGGATTAGTTATCTGGATTATCGGCGCATTCACAACAAGCTTGTTCATTACTCAGCTTGGTATTACGCCGCCAATCAGTTATATTCTCGGCGCAGCTATTCAATGGATACTTACCAAAGCTGAAACACCAATCTGGCGCAATCAGAGTTACCCAATGATCGGTCTAATCGCTATGACATTTGACGTACTTATGAATGCGGTTGGTATTTGGCCGTATGTAAGAGATCAGTTTGGTAATACCGATCTATGGCGCATGCTTGCTGACTTGACACAAAACAGCAACCCACCTACACTATTGATGCGATTTGCAATCGCGGTTATTATTGGTGTAGCGGTAGCAGCAGGGCCAGAATACTTCTTTTCACGTAAGGACTAACAAATGGACGGAAATACACTTATTACACTCATCATCGCCGGTTTTGTTGTCGGTACATATGCACGTGATAAAGTGCGCAACGTTTTCAAGAAGCCGCGCGCAGATAAAGAAAATACAATAGAGAAAGTACCACTACCAGCAATCACACCAGATACAGTACTCAGTACACAAGAATGGTTACAGATTATCAATGACCAACCAGACAAGTACCCACACATCGCAATCGTTGGCGGTTCTGGTAGTGGTAAAACAACCATAGGTACCGCTATCTTAGCGCATAGAAAAGGACAGGTTGTTATTTTCTCTGCGAAAGAAGGGGATACATGGGCAGGATTACCATATTACGGTATTGATATTGATGCGACCTATACAACAATGCGTGCCGCTTTAGCAAGTATTGATACCGAAGTAAAGCGCAGATTGGTTGCTACCAAACAACACAAGGGCTTAACTGATGATTGGCTAACGGTGGTTGTTGATGACTTTTCAACACTTTTGAAAGAAGCACCTATTGCCGCCGATATTGTAAAACTCGTTGCCCGTATTGGCCGTGCATTGCGTGTACGTCTTATTATGCTAACCGATTCACAGAATGTGAAAGCAATCGGTTTAGAGGGTGAAGGTGAATCACGGTCGAACTTTGTTTTTATCAATCTACGCAAGACAGCAAAAGAACGCAAAGCCGTTATCAAGCTAGAAGATGAACTAACTGGTGATAAGGTAGATGTACCAATGGATACCGGTTTAGTTAAAGCTTTAGCCGATCGCGCGCAGTTATCACATCGTCAATGGAAAGCACCACGCGATCGTAATGAAGAGTTATCGGATTTACTTGGTATCAGTACTACTGGTTTTACCGGTTCTTATACCGGTTCTACCATAGAAAACCTTATCGCGTACAATCCTGATATCAGTGCAAATGAAGTTCATCGTCAAGTTGGCGGTAATCGCCAGGATGTGTTACGAAAGGTAAAACAAACAAAAAGACAACAAGCACTAACATGACAACAACAACACATAGTATAACACAGCAAAAGATTATTTGCAAGTAGGATTAAACATGAACGCTGTTAAGAAACTCTACGTTATTAGTAGTGAAGTATTTAGTGAAGGATATACACATGAGGATGAAGGCAGGTAAACCAAAGGGCGGCAAATATGATACTCGCATCAAAGAACTTCGTTTACAAGGACTTGGTGTACATCGTATTTGGAAGCAGTTACAACTTGAAGGGCTAAATACTTCGCGTCGTAATGTAGCATATCGGCTACAAATCATAGACGTGGAGATTGAAAATGAACACAGGGCTAATATACATAGCGGTTAACATCGTGAATGATAAAGTATACATTGGGCAGACAGTGCATACCTTAGTAGTACGAAAACAAGGACATATCTATAAAGTCAAACACGGTAGTCATACGTGGTTTCATAACGCATTGCGTATTTACGGTGATGCTA